CAGATCAACCAAATGTATATCAAGGAAAACAAATAGTAATAACATCTGATAGAGTATTATTTAATGCAGCTGAAGATTCAATATTATTATTTTCTAATGAATCTATAGGGTTAAACACAGCAGGGACTATAAATATAGATACAGGAAAAGATCAAGTACTTAATAGAGTTGTTATAAACTCACCAAACATATTTTTAGGTCTTGATGGATCTCAACCTCCTACTCAACCTGCTGTATTAGGTGAGACTTTAAGGGTATGGTTAGAAGAAATGTTAGGTTTAGTTGAAGACCTTTTAGAATGGCTAAAAAGTGAATATAATGTGACTTATGGAAAGGGAGAATTATCTACCCCAGGTGTTAACCCTCATGTTGGACTAACAACAGAAATAAATCTTTTAAGAGAGTCTATAAAAGATATGTTTAGTGAAAAAGTAAAATTAGTATAATGAGAAAAACAGTAAATGGCTTTTTAGGACAAACTAGTACTAAAAAAGCAAAAGTAAAAAAAAGAATAAAAGAAGAAGTAAAAAAGGCAATTCCTAAAATAAAAGAGAAAATAAAAGAACAAATGCCTTCTAAAGAAGAATTAATCCAACGTTTTGCCCAAGAAGCCCAAAACCAAGCAGAAAAAGAACTAGCAGAATCTCAATACCAGACTTATTTAAATAGAATAGGTAAAGCAAAAACATCAGTAGATGCAGCATCGGCATCAATATTATCTATAACAACAACAATTAATGATATAGATAATTATTTAAAAGTAATAACAGGTATATTAGATACTATAGGAGGAATGGTAGATTTATTTTTAAGTATTATAGATGCTATAGGAGGTGCTATTAATGGTTTACCTGCTTCATTTGCTTCTGTAGGTCTTATAATCAATTTAGGTAAATTATTAGATATGGCAGCTGAAAAAGCCTCAGGTATTCAAGCTTTAGTATCAAGAATACCAGATACTATAACTTATTATTTAAATAAAATAGTTTTTGAAAATGAAAAATTACAACCTATTAGAGTAAAAATACTTGAAGCACAAAATTTTATAGCATACCATTACCAAATTTTAGACACAGTATATGCTAAATATTTAGAAAATTCAAACTTAGTAGGAGATGTACTAGAATATACAGGTGTAATTAATGAGGATAATTTAAATGCCGATACAGGAGAAAACTTAGCAAATAATCAAGGCGATATAGACAATATACCTCCTCCTTTAGAAGGAGGTGAATTAGGTTTAGCAACGCAGGGGTAAAAAAATAAAATATATTTATAAAAAACTGAAAATAATCATATTTATAATAAACAACATTCTTTATGAAAGCAAAAACATTTGAAAGCCTAATTAGAAAAGTAGTTAGAGAAGAAATAGATTACGCATTACGCAGAGAAATTAAATCACTTAAAGAAGATTTACGTGATGAATTAAAACCTACTATTGTAGAACAAATTCAAAACCCTATAAATACTTCAAGTGAACCAATACCGGAAGTAGTAAAATCTTCTTTAAAAGAAAAAATAATGGGAAATATCCCTACAAAACCAAAACAAACTAGAAACTTTACATCCAATAGTACATTGAATGATCTATTGAATGAAACAGCACAAGGAAATACAAACACACAAACTGGAGTACAACCTGTGAGTTTATCTCAACCTTTTGCAAGTGGGGCCCCTTTACCTATGAATACACAAGGAATGCCTCCTGAAGTAGCAAATGCTGTAACAAGAGATTATAGTAGCTTAATGAAAGCAATAAATAAAAAGAAAAATAAATAATGCCTCTATTACCTTTAAATGGTCCTATTAGTATAGATACTCGTGATTTAAATCAAAATGCGACTATAGGGGTACTTTTTCCTTTAATGAATGAAGGAACATGGTTACCCTCATATACTATAAAAGAACAAGCAAAAACAAATATACTTAACGTATTGCTAACAGAAAAAGGAGAAAGAGTTTATATGCCTGAATTTGGAGTAGGTTTAAAACAAGTATTATTTGAAAATAATGTTGATGCTCAAGAAGTAAAAGATAGAATTATTAATCAAGTTAATTATTATGTACCTGAAATAGAAGTAGTCAATTTAGATGTAAATGTAGACGAACATCTTTTACAAATAGTATTAAGTTATGCTTTAATCCTTTCAGGTGAAACAGACGCAATAGAAATTAATGTTAATGGTTCACCTCAAAGTGATGGTATAGATTTAACCCAATCAGCAACAGGATTTTAAATTAAAAAAACATGGGATATTCAAAAGTAAATAATAAAACTCAAGATAAAGATGTAAAATATCTTAATAAAGATTTTCAATCTTTTAAAGAACAATTAATAGAGTTTGCCCAAGTATATTATCCTAATACTTATAATGATTTTAGTGAGGGATCACCTGGTATGATGTTTTTAGAAATGGCAGCATATGTAGGAGATGTCCTTTCCTTCTATACAGATACACAATTACAAGAAAACTTTCTTTTATTAGCAAGAGAAAGAGAAAACTTATATAATTTATCTTATGCTTTAGGATATGTACCAAAAGTAACAGCAGCTTCATCTGTAAACTTAGATGTATATCAATTAGTTCCTGCTATAGTAGATGGTGGGGGTAATTATGTACCTGATTATAGTTATGCTCTTATTGTAAACCAAAATTCAACTTTTAAATCACAAGAAGGACCTTCATTTTATACAACAGATGCAGTTGATTTTTCTTTTTCAAGTTCTTTTAACCCAACAGAAGTAAACATATATCAATATGATACTTCAGATAACCCTGAATATTTCCTTTTAAGAAAAACTGTTAAATCTATATCTGCAACCACAAAAACAACAACTTTTACTGTAGGGGATCCTGAGCAGTTTTTAACACAAACTATATTTGATCCTAACATAATATCAATAGAAAAAGTTGAAGATTCAGATGGTAATGAATACTTTGAAGTGCCATATTTAGCTCAAGATACTATGTTTGAAGAAGTTACTAATAATGCAGCTAATGATCCTGAACTATCTGGTTTTAGTCAACAAACACCTTATTTATTAAAAGTAAAAAAAGTTCCTAGAAGGTTTGTATCAAGATTTAAAAAAGATAACTCATTAGAACTCCAATTTGGTGCCGGAGCTAGTGATAAAGCAGACTCAGAAATAATACCAGATCCAGATAATATAGGATTGGGAATTAAAGATGGAAGAAATAAATTAGATTTAGCATATGACCCATCAAACTTTTTATATACTAGAGCTTATGGACAGATACCCTCTAACACCACTTTAACAGTAACTTACATAGTAGGAGGAGGATTAAAATCTAATGTAAATTCTAATACAATTACGTTAAAAGATAATGTAAAAATTACTAATAAACCAAATTTAAATTATGCTTTACTTCAATATGTAAAAAACTCAGTAACAACTACAAATAAAGAAAAAGCAGTAGGAGGAGGTTCTGGTGATTCTGTTGAGGAAATTAGAATGAATGCAATGGCTAATTTTGCCGCCCAAAAAAGAACAGTAACAAGAGATGACTATTTAATTAGAACTTTATCTATGCCTGCTAAATTTGGAAGAATAGCTAAAGCTTATATAACACAAGATGATCAAATATCTCCTATATCAACAGAGCCGGGTAGAATACCAAATCCTTTAGCTTTAAATTTATATACTTTAGGATATGATAGAAGTAAACATTTAACAAGACTAAATGTAGCGACAAAACAAAATCTAATAAATTATTTAGAAGAATTTAGAAGCTTAACTGATGCTATAAACATTAAAGATGCTTTTATTATAAACTTTGGATTAGAATTTGAAGTAACTACATATAAAAATTACAACAACCAAGAAGTAATACTACAATGCATAACAGAATTAAAAGACTTTTTTCTTATAGATAGATGGCAAGTAAACCAACCTATCATAATAGCAGAAGTTAAAAATAGAATAGCAGGAGTATTAGGAGTACAAACAGTTGAAGAGGTTGAATTTACAAACATAAGTGGAGTAGTATCAGGTTACTCCCAATACAAATATGATCTTGAACATGCTACGCAAAAGGGAGTTATATATCCCTCATTAGATCCTAGCATTTTTGAAATAAAATATCCTGATGTAGATATTAAAGGACGTGTAATAACATATTAAAATGGCATATTATTCTATATTCCCAGAAATAGACGCAACTGTATACAGTCACCCAGATAGGTTTACAATGAATACAGGGCATGATGAAATTCTTGAATTAGTAAAAGAAAAAGGAAGTTCAGACCAAAGATATTATCCTTCTAGGATACTTATAAAATTTTCTAATGATGATATTAAATCAACAATAACAAATGTAGTAACCCCCTCAATTTTTAATTTAGTTAAATCAGAGGAAGAACC